AGAACGTATGATCGACATCAACAACAATATGATCACTTATGCGAACAAAGCTGACCTTCATGAAAAAGGAAAAGTTGAAATTCGCCCTTGCGTTTTTATGGTGACTAGTAATGCTCCACTTGCTAATCATGCTCGACTTGGTTCCATTAACCCTGGTTCCATTGTACGTCGTGCGGATCTTCATCTTCAAGTGAAACCTAAGCCTGAATACAGACTTCCTGATGGAAGATTGGATTCTTTCAAGGCCATGGCGGATTTTCCAGAAGAAGATTTCGAAACTGATGTTTGGGAAATCTACGCTCATCTACCCGATATGCGTAATAAGGTTACCCTTACAGCTCCTGCTAGTGGAAAATTGCAGGATGATAAGCCCCTCAATATTCATGAAACATTGAAATTGGCCACTACTATGTGTAAAAAGCATTTTGACAATCAACGTCGAATTGTAGCCAAGTCGGGCAAAATGCATGCTTCTCGTCAATATTGCACTACTTGCTTATTAGCTCACACGCTATGCAAGTGTGTAGTACCTGTACCTGAGCCTGAAATTTATTTACCAGAAGAAGCACCTATTGGTGTTGAAGAAAGTTCTCTTTCTTCATTGGATTATTCCGATTCTGCTGTCGATCCTACTGACGATTCCGATTGGGAATGTTATGATCGTGTAGATATTGCTAAGGCTTTTGACAAACAAGCTATGCCACAAATCTCATTCGAATCCATCCGAGAGCAATTTACCAAATTCACTCCAACAATGAACGCCATTTCTGTTCGACTACCATCACGTGTAGTAGAGAGTCCCGTGGTCCAGAAACTTTACATGTTTTATCATGCTAGAGAATTTTTGGAACTTGAACGGGAGTCCCGCAAGAATATGACTATGATGTTTATGTTCATGTGTCTAACTGGTTTGCCTTTTGGATGTCTCTCCCTCTCCTTGATTGTCTTCGCCTTTCTTATGTGTGCTTTAATTCATTATAGCGTACTTACGAAGTGGAAGAGTGACATGTGTGAACAACTCGCTTCGCAGCGGGATGTGACTCACGATCTCTTCGCTTCTATTCGAAAGTGCAAGGCTGTTCAATTCTTTTCTATCTGTGTTGTTGCAAAAATTCTGTATTCCTTAGTCATTACGATGAGGACAGTTTATGAGCAGCAGACAGTTCTCGCACCCGAGTCTGTAGAAGAGATTGAAAAACGAGATAAAGAAGTGAATCCTTGGGCGAATGCTGTTGCTGCCTCCCTTCACGTGACTCCTACAAATGCTACTATGACAGAAGCACAAGTAGTCTCGCGTGTGACTAAGAATTTATTTCATGCCAAGTTCGTAGAAAATGGCTTTCAACAATCTTGCGATATCCTAGCTGTAGGAGGTACTATGTATCTAATGCCGCTACATATTTTTGAAAATCGTAAAGATATGAAAGTTCTCGTCACCAAAGGAGATCCCTCCAACCTGAATTCGACTTTCAGGGGCTTTGTTAGTGTAAAATCCATGATTCCAATTCCTGGAAAAGATGCTTGCTTAGTCTCTATTGAATCAGGCGGACCTCAAAAAGAAATTATTGATTTATTTCCTAATGAGTGTACCGCATCAGGCTCAGCCCATTTGCTCTATCGTGATCAAACAGGCGAAGTGAGGGATGATGTAATTCGTGCTAATTACATCAGGAATTCTGAATCTGGAGGACCTGGATACCAATACAATGCACCTTACAATACCTTCACTGGTATGTGCATGGCTACTTTAGTGGGCGCATTTGCTCGCCCTACTATTATTGGCATCCATTTACGTGGCGTCACTGGAAATTCTAGTGGCAAAGCATTGCACATCACACGCCTCGAACTGAATGAGGCTGTCCATGCTGCTCACAGAGAATGGAAGGGTACTTTTCCTTGCCATGTGAACGGCACTTTCCCAGTCACTAAATATGATAAACAAGTTGTCATCAACCAAGATGTACATCCCAAATCACCACTTAACTATCTTCCTTTAGGAAGTAATGTTGAGTATGTGGGACAAAATAATCAACGTGTTACTCATACTAAGAGTTCTGTTATTCCTACCCCTATTTCTGATATTGTTGAAGAAGTAACTGGAGTACAGAGCGATTTCGGACCACCGAAATTTCACTCTTGGAAAATGTGGCAAGAATCTTTGACGCACTCTGCTAATCCAAGTGCTGGTGTTGAACCATCTCTTGTTGATAGTGCTGTACAAGATTATTGCAATGGACTAACTGAAGTCCTTCTCAAGGATGAATTCAAAGCTATGGTATTCAGTGAATTGAAACCTCTTAACGACATGCAAAGTTTGTGTGGAGTTGACGGTAAAAGATTTATCGATGCCATTCCCAAGAGTACTTCCAAAGGCTTTCCTCTTTCTGGCCCTAAAAGCGATTGTATTCGCTTGCTAGATCCTGAGGACTATCCCGACCATATGTGTCCCGCTGAATGCGATGAGGAAATTATGGAAGAGTTTAGGAATATGGAGAAGCTGCTCGCTAGAGGCGAGCGTTGCTACGCTATTTTCAAAGCCTGTGTTAAGGATGAGCCTACAAAGAAAGGCAAGGAGAAAGTACGTGTGTTTCAAGCATGCGAATTCGCTTTCCAATTGCTAATCCGTAAATACTTCCTACCTATTGCTCGTATTATGTCAATGTTTCCATTGGTATCTGAGTGTGCGGTGGGAGTAAATGCTCAAGGTCCAGAGTGGGACCAACTCGCTAAGCATATGTTAAAATTCGGTTCAGACCGTGTTTTTGCTGGAGATTACAGTAAGTATGATTTAAGGATGCCTGCATCACTAATTCTTGCTGCTTTCAAAAGCATGATCAATATTGCTGAGGAGTGTGGAGATTACACTGCTCCTGAATTATTCGTTATGAAAGGAATTGCCACTGAAATCGCGTTCGCGTGTGTTTCTTATAATGGTGATATCATTATTCATCGCGGATCTAATCCATCAGGACAAAATCTCACCGTATACATTAACTGTATCGTCAATTCATTGCTAATGCGCTCTGCGTATTTTCATTTGTGGCCTGCCGAACTCGGCCCCCCTCAACCTTTCCGTAGGAATGGTTCAATGATGACGTATGGAGATGATGTATCTGGTTCCGTCCGCAAGGGATTTGACTGGTTCAATCATATCTCTTTTGCTCAATTTCTGGCTGAACGTGACATGGTTTTCACTATGCCAGATAAAGAGTCTGAACCAACACCTTATATGAATGATAGGGATGTCGACTTCTTGAAGCGCCACAACATTTACAATCCTGATACTGGATTGATTCATGGTGCTCTACAAGAGGCATCCATCTTCAAGTCACTTCACTCTGTTTTGAAGTCTAAGGTTGTTTCTCCCGAAGACCAGAGTGCCATGAACATTGATGGTGCTCTCAGAGAATGGTTTCAGCACGGACGCGATAAGTATGAATTGCGCCGTCAGCAGATGATTCAAGTTGCCGAAAAAGCAAACCTC